ACCTCGTCTTTCGACTTTTTCTTAGAAGAAGATTTAATTTTCTCTTGCGAGTGGACTGCTTCCTCTTTCCAACCCATATTCTTTAATGACTCAACCTTAGAAGGATGAGCTATTATTGAATTCTTTCCATTTGGACTAATCATTTTCATAATTTGCCTCCGTTAAACTGCTACATCAGGATTGGTTTCCTGCACATAGTAGTTAGTTAAAAAACTAAGGGTAACATAACCAACTGGCTGCTCCCCGTCACCTGTAAATTCAATGTCTGTTGATTCAATATACACATCTTTAGCTAAACCGCCAAGAGTTCTATCTGCTGCTATAGCTTCTTCAACTTCTTTGCTAATTGTATCAATTGTATCATCAAAATTGCTACTAGCTTTACAGTAACCTTCTACTACAACTGACAATTCTCTACTCATAAGACGATTGGTGCCAATAACTATTGGCTCAGACGTTTCATTTTTTGTATATATGACTAAAGATGGCAAGGTATTATCTTGTAATGTGTAAACTCTGGACTCATAAACATTTGATCCAGTAGTGGTTAGACCAGTCAATGTACTTCCAAAATATTCTCTGATTTGCTGTCTAACATGATTTGCCATTATTGAACCTCAAGAAGCAATGAAGTCATGCCTAAATTGTCATGCTCAAAATTTATTACTTTATAATTTGTTGCTGCTTTTATAGTTGTTCCGTCTAAGTTTTTGACGGCTGGAGCAGCTATTGTATCGCCGAAAGCGATGCTTGGTATATCAGTGGTCTTAACTTGTGCTACTGGATTATATCCTTGAACTGGTAGGCCTGCTGTATCAATATCAACATATTCCTGGTTTAAAATTACGTTAATAGAGATGGATGTACCACCCGTGGGTGTGTATGTGACTTGTATACCATGGCCATAGGTGGCATCCAAATAGCCGTTAAAGTCTCTATCAAACTCCATTGGCATGATTACTTCTTAGCTCTTTTTTTTGTAGGTTTAGTATCAGATTTCTTTAATCCAACACTTCTATCTACTTTTTTTGCTTTTGGTTTTTCTTTATATAACTCTGCTTTTTTATTAGCTACGAGATCATAGCCTTCAGCATTATTGAGTTCAACTACATCGCCAACATAAACCCTTTGTTTGTTAGCAACTGTATCTCTTAAAATTAAATATTTATTCATAGTAGAAACGGCAGAGCTATTAACTCCGCCGTTTTTAGTGGTTAATACCATTAGTATTATCCGTCGTTACCTAAACAGAATGATACTGCATTTCTTACAGCAACATCTATCATTTGGATACCAACAACTCTAACTGTTCCAGAAGAAGAGTTAGTGTATGGGTCTACAATGATGTCTAATCCACCAAAGAATCCAACTAATAGGTCTGAGAAGTTACCGAAGTAATGGTCACCTGAAGTAGGTTGGTTAGAAACAACAACACCATAGTTATTAACTCTACCATCTCTATCTACAACAAACTGAGCTGTGCCTGTGGCTTTCTCAGTTGTTTTTAAAGTACCATAATCATCAGCTCTCATAATGTATGAAAGATTGCCGATTAATGCGTTATCAACAGCTACTTGGCTTTCCATATTTACTGTTTCAGCCCATGTAGGGTTAGCACCAGCAAAAGTTACAGTATTAATACCTGCAGTGTTTTTAATACCTGTAGGATTACCTGAAGTACCTGAACCTTCTAAAGCACCAGCATCAATAGCTAAAGCCATGCTTTGTGCGATATCGTTTCTGATAAGATTCTCAACGTCTAAAGAACTTTGTGTTAAAAGCTGTCTAGTGACATCTGTAAAACAACCTAAAGTCTTAGGTGACATTGTTACGCTTCCGATAGTCATTTCTGACTCAGCAACAGCAGTTCCTTCGCTTGATACGAAAGCAGCAGTTGATGTACCAGTTTTCTTAGGAATTTTTACATCGCCTTGTAATCCTCTTAATAATGTAGCACCTGCTGACATTACTGAAGAAGAGTTAGTTAAAGCGTCAATAAAATCTCCACCTCTGAAGTCTTGACCAACTATTCCAGCGTCGTCGGATGTATTCAAATCTCTTTGATTCCATTCTCTTAACACTTCAGGTGGTAACATAAGACCCTGTGAGTTTCTACCATATGCTTCTGCAGCAGCAGCTGAGCATTCGAATTCGAATTCAGCAGCTTTTTGTGCAGCTCTATCAGAAGGATTAGCTAAGGCATTAATACCTTTTACCAGGCTAAATCTCTTCATTTCTTTTTTGCTTAGTCCAATGTCTTTTGGAGTTTCTAGGGGCTTACTTGCGATTGTTTCAAGTAATTCACCTCTAAACTCTTCAATTGTTTTGTGTTCAGCGATTGCTCTTGCAGCTAAGTCTTTTTGATTATGTCTTTCAGCTAACTTATAAATCTCTTGCGAGTTTCTTTTTAATTCAGCTTTGACTTCTTCAGCAGATTTAGCTTTAACTTCGTCTAAATTGACTTCGTTATCCATTTTTATCTCCTTAAAAGATTGAGAACGTCCAACACCAACTAGTCTGCTTTGATCTGCTGGAACACTAACAGAAGATACTTCCATTGGTGACCAAGCTGCTCTATATGCAACCTCTTTAGAGTCTTTTATTCTCATTAGTTTATTTACTCGATATCCGACTGAAATATTCATACGGATACCATCCTTCACATCTTCAAACACTTCGGAGGCTAGACGACTTTTACCAAATCGTACTACTGCAATGGTTCTTTTAGCAGTCTCATCAAGTCTGAAATCTTCAATTACACCTATTTGCTTAGTCATATCATGATCTAAAAGCAAAGGTGCTCGGCCAGAATTAATAAACTCCATGTTTACGTCTTCTGCCTTATGACTTAGTATTTCTAAACCAAAGGATCGCTCCACTGGTTCTTCTGAAGATACGCCTATGCGTACAGTTCTTGTATCTTCATCTATAAATTTTGCTCTTGAAAGGTCAATGTTTCTGTATCTAATAGGCATATCAACAACCTTTCGCTCTTCTTCTGGTTCGTCATAGCTTTCTTCTTCTACAACATCCTCTATTTCTTCAGACACTTCTTCAGTTTCTTCTTCTGCTTCATGATGTTTTGCATATTCAACAACAACACTTTCATCAGTTTCAGTTACATTCAAAATATGTCTATCTTCTTTATTTTCCATGCTTTTTTCCTCATTCATTTGTTCAACCAATCTTTTTGACCAGCTATATCCAGCATCTCCGCCCCACAACGCCCATGCTATACGACCATTTGAAGGATATCCCTCTTCACCTGGTCTAAATCCTTCAGCCTTTTTATCAACCTCATGCCTACTAAAAAAACTAAACATTCTTTTAATAGTTTCATCAGATAAATTTTCATTTGCTACTATCTGTCTTGCTCTTACAGCACCAACTCTAGTACCTCCTCGACCAAATTCTTCACGCCAGTCTAAACCTTTTTTAGCTTCAGACTTCATACCATCATTAGGCTTAGCCATCGTTATCTTCTCCGCCTTGTATGTTAGCCTCTACTGGTAGCTTAGCACCAAAAGGCTGATATGCTATTTCAATTCCGTATTGTTTTGCTAATTCTATCTCTTTTTGGTGTTGTTCAAAAAGTTCTTCTGTGTCTCTGCCATAAGCACTGCTAATGTCTGCGTATGTAACTGTACCATTTTGTAAACCAACCACATTGGCTTGCATTTCTTTTAATGGGTCAATCCAAGCAAAGTTTCTTGGTATATATGTTGTAGAAGCTGCAAATTTGTCCACCTTTTCTATTGGTAGTGTTAGATAACCAAAAGATATAGCATTTTCTATCCATTCTTTAAAAATAGGCTCGACCATGTGTTCAATTAAGAATTGCTGCCAAATTTGATACGTGCTTCTGTCCTCTAAAGCACCTTGACGAATTGAAGAGTAATTGACTGACGTAAGATCATTTGATAAAGCATGGTATGAAATATTTAAACCAGAAGCTATGCTTCTTAAAACATTAGATGTAAAGCTGTCAAAAGCACTTGTAGGATGTTGAGGATCAAAAGATTGGAACGAAACACCTGCTGGTAACTGCTCAAACTGTCCAGCAGAAGCAGTTGATACAGGATTGTACTCATCCTCGTATTCACCATCTCCAACATAGCCATCACCATCTGGACTTGTAAAGAATCCCATTTTACTACTTGCAACTCTTGCAGCAACAATTTCAGCTTCTAAATATGCGTTGAGCTGTTTAACATTTGCCATAACAGTTGCAATATTTGTTACACCTCTTGTTTGATTCGGTCTTGTTGGCATATAAATATGAATAATCTCATCTGCTGGTACTCTTATATGCTCGTTATCATTCATATAATTTTTATCGTATGGATGATGTTTGTAAATATGATAGGCAACTGGCTTATCAAACTCATCTACCTCTACGCCCATCTTAATTTCGTTTCCTGTAGATGTATCGTGTTTGTTTAAATCTTCATCTAAGTAATCAGCCTCTAAAAATTCAATTTGGAAACCAAATTTACTGTCATCTTTTCTTAATTTTCTAATTAAAACTTCACCATCTCTTGCAAGAGCTTCGATAGCTAGTTTTTGACAGTCTAGGAATGAAAGACGGCCATTTGCAGTGCAATTGCCTACTTTTGTCCACTCTTTCCATGCTGCTTCTATTAAATTATTGGCTCTAATATCTAATTTACCAGAATTAACCTGGTCATCTAGTCTTACTTTAGAACTTATTCTAATTCCAGACTTGCCTATTACATTGCTTATCATTAAATTCAAATATCTTGAGATATGTGCATCATTTCTTGATAGTTCTCTTGCTCTATCTCTTAATATTCTTATATTGTCTTTAATTTCCGCGTCAGCAGAAGATGAGCTAGTTACAAAGTCTGCAAATAATCTACCTGTATTTGCTCCAGCGTAACTTCTTTGTGTTTTAAATTTTCTTTTTAACACTGGTTTTTTATTACCAGTATTAAATATTCTGTTATACCATGCCATATTATTTTGTTATGTTAGTTGGGTTTACTGAACCAGTAGAAACAAACTTTACTGGTACTGAGTTTCCAGAGCCTTTGCCATTTCTTATTCTTGATCTTTTTACTTCTCTTTTATATTCAGCGTTATATCTGTCTCTAAATGTCATTAATTCATCAATTGACATTCTTGATAAAGACCTTCCAGCCAAAGAGAACGATGATTGGTCTATTGTGGCTCTACCTTCTATAACAGCCTCAATTGCATCTAAGACTTTTTTAGCATGGCTTCTTAAATCGTTATTTGTATCTAATTCACCATAAACAAATTTAGCCAGTCCATAGTCTAGGGTTATTCTTTCGCTGTCTGAGGTTCTAAATGCGTATAATTGCCATTCCCAATCACCAACACTTAAAGTATCTGTTTCAGAGGATGGTTTTTCAAAATAGTAATTATTATCTGCTTCTGTTGCTGATAATGTAAAGTGATGTGTACCACCACCACCGCTATCACCTGAAAAGTGATAAGTCATAGTGTAATCAGCTAACGGGTAGTCTGTGACCAAGTCTGGTCTTTGCCATGCAAACCTATCTCCTGTCACAAATTGGTCAGGTTCTTGGGTTGGATAATTAGCTCTGTCAAATTTATTGCTCAAGCAAAAACCTCAAAAAATTAGATTAATCTTACTTTATATTAGACTTTTAATTATATTTTGCAATAAAAAAACAGATTTATTTTATTTTTTCCAAGAAGTAGCAAAATTCTCTCTTATTACACGTTTTTTTGGTGTTTTGTTAGCTCTAAGTGGTTGCGACATTATTTTTGTCTCAATAGTGTCATAATTTGGATTTAAGATGTAAATAGCTGCAAAATTATATACAAGAGTATCAAGAGCTTCATTTCTTGGCCTTACCTGTTTCCAGACTAGAGTTTTTCTACCTCTTACAAATTTTGTAATTCTTTTTTCTGCTGTTAGTTGTTGAAAATATTCTTCATCAAGGTCTGAGCAAAAATGCAAACTGGTTTTATCTGGTTCTGCTGCTAATCTAGCAAATATAGCTTCTTTTGCACTATCAGTACCAACACCATATAAAACTGCTTTATTTTTACCAACAAAGGTGGGTCTATTGGCTATTGGCTTTCCTGCTGTTGATAAACCTTTTACAGCAAAGATTCT